CACCAATTAACTATGAGAGGTGGTGCAAACTTTATCGTTGTATCTCCAAACGTAGCTACAATTTTAGAATCAATGAACGGATTCTCTGCAAACCCAGGTAAAGATGCTTTACAATTTGCAGCAGGTGTTACTAATATCGGTTCAATCTCTAACAGATATGATGTTTACAAAAACCCATACATGACTGAGAATGTAATCTTATTAGGTTTCAAAGGTTCTAACTTCTTCGAAACAGGTGCTGTATACGCTCCATATGTTCCGTTGATTATGACTCCATTGGTTTATGACCCAACTAACTTCACTCCAAGAAGAGGTGTTATGACTAGATACGCTAAGAAAATCGTAAGACCAGAGTTCTACGGTAAGATTGTCGTTGATGGTTTAAACACTTTATAATCTTTGAGTAGATTAGATAAGTAATAAACTTAACATAAAAGAAAAAGGGGAAGTAGAAATACTTTCCCTTTTTTTATTTAATATGGTAAATTCTCCATATATATGTGTAATGGAAAAGCAAATTATATTTAAAGCGTATGAACTATACGAACATTCTATTGATGAATCAAATCGTAGGTCAGATTCATATGTAATGGCAAAACAACCAGATGGTGAATTTGGTTATTTTAATATAAATCAATTTGCTTTAACTGGTTCAAATGTTTTTGTTGGAAACCAAACTATTACTGGTTCATTTTTAGTAAGTGGTTCAACAACCCAAATTGGTAACAATAGTTTATTAGGTAATACATTTTTAAGTGGTAATATTGATGTAAGTGGTTCAACAAATTTCCATAATCATACAATTACAATGACAGGTTCGATGTATACGAGTGGTTCACAAACTATCACTGGTTCATTGGATATTAAAGGAAATGTAAATGTAGCAAGTGGCTCTGAATTTTATTTAGCAGGAAACAAATTATTTAATTACGGGCAATTTAGTGATACAACTACACAAAGTGGTTCGGCAAATACTGCATATGCAAAAAAATTAAATACAATTGATTTTTCACACAATGTTGTAATAGAAAATGGTACAAGAATTAAAGTATTAAATACCGGAATATATAATTTACAATTTTCATCTCAATTATCAAATACGGCAAACACAAACATTACATTTGATATATGGTTAGCATATACTGGAAGTAATGTTGCAAACTCAAATACACAAGTTGATGTAAATAAATCAGCAGGACAATTGGGTCGTTCAGTTGCAGCTTGGAATTTTATGTTACCAATTCAAGCAAATGATTATTTAGAGTTAATGTGGAGTTGTAATGCAGATACAGGTCAATTGGCATCGATGGGAACTCAAACAAATCCAATAAGACCGGCAATTCCATCGGTTATTGCAACATTAACTCAAATAGGCTAACATTCTTTTTTTATTTGTATATTTATAGTAGTAAAACTCTATAAATTTAATAAATAATGTCATATAACAATTATTGGTCACCATCCGTTTCAAGTTCATTTATATCTGGTAGTTCAACTCCATTTGGAATTTATGATGGTGATGCTCAATTTAGAAGTGATGCACCAAAAACAGCAACTTGGGTAGCAAAAAGATTGGGATATCCTATTGTTAATATAGAATTGGATAATGAGCAAATTTGGGCATGTTTTGAAGAAGCAACATCGGAATATTCTGCACAAGTAAATCAATTCAATTTAAGAAATAACTTAGATATCTTAAAAGGACAACCGAAGACGGCAAGAGATAATTATTCACAAACTCTTGTTGATGGTTCTTTCTTACCTACTGTGGTTAGAATGTCACAACAATACGGAACATTAGCAGGTGTAGGCGGAAATACTTCAATCAAAAAAGCATATATAAATTTAACATCATCCGTTCAAATATACGATTTGATGACAACCGCATTTGATGCATCCACATCACAATCGTTTTCGACATTATTTACAGGAAGTTCTACAATTGATGTAACAAAAGTATTTCATGAAGCAGTTCCTGCGATTACTCGTTTTTTTGACCCATATTCGGTTGGTGCACAAGGAACTTTAAATTTAATTTCTGAATTAGGATTTGGTAATTATTCACCTGCAGCACAATTCTTAATGATGCCTCTTTACGAAGATGTATTGAGAATGCAGCATATTGAATTCAATGACCATATAAGAAAATCGGCACATACATTTAATATAGTTGATAATAAATTAGAAATATTTCCTGTTCCAACACAAGATTCTCCTGGAAAAATCTATTTTGAATATATGAGTAGAGATGAGTTTGAACATAATTCGCAAACTGTTCAAGCGGATTCACTTTCTGATTATTCGGATGTTCCATATGATTTTATTCAATATTCAAATATAAATGATGTTGGTAAGCAATGGATTAGAAAATATACACTAGCGTTATCTAAGGAATTATTAGGAGCAATTAGAGAAAAATATAATTCAGTTCCAATTCCAGATGGTGAAGTTAGTTTAGATGGTGCAGCATTGAGGTCAGAAGCACAGGTTGAAAAAGATGCGTTAATCACACAATTGAGAGAAAACTTAGAAGAATTGAGTAGAAAGAATGTGATGGAAAACAAAGCACATGAAGCAGACCATCAGCAAGAAATGTTAAGAAAAGTTCCATTAAAATTATATGTAGGATAATATGCCAAAATTTTTAGTAGGTAGAGATATAGATTTTTTTAGAAATGTAGCTAGGGAATTAGTAGAAACCGTAGTTCAAAACACTTGCGTTTTATATAAAATAAATTTAAATGAAACAAAAGTAAACATATATGGAGAAGCTATGAACAAAACTTGGCACAGAGGTATTGAATTATATTGTTTAATCAATAAAGAACCAGAAACTGTATCATACGAAGGTTTTGGTCCTGAAACAAATCAAAATATAGAATTTCGTTTTGATAGAGAACAATGTAGAGATGCAAATGCATATCCTGAAATTGGTGATGTTATTTACTTTAATGATTCTTATTTTGAAATAGATAATACAAATGAAATTCAATTTGTGGGTGGATTACCAGGAACAGATAACGAAAGAAGAAACTGGAGTATTATTTGTTCTACATTTATGGTATCTAAATCTAATCTTAATATAGAAGAAAGAATAAATTAAAAGAAATGTCAGTAAATCCATTAAGACCCGATTTTAATAGAGGCAAAGAAATAAAATCTACAAAAAGCGACCTTAAACAAAGTGTTACTCTTTTTGATATAGATTATGCCATGATGTCTTATTTAGAGGATACGGTTTTACCAACTCTAAAAGATGGACAAGGAACTTTAGTAAAAATTCCAGTTATATATGGTAATTCGGAAAGATGGAATGGTTCTCGTAGACAAGGTGTTTATAGAGATAATAAAGGTAAAATACAATTACCATTATTAATGATTAGAAGAACATCAATTGCAAAAGATGATACAATGCCTATGCTAAATAGACATGTTTCATATGCCGGAATTACAAAATATTCAAAAGATAACAGATATGATAGATTTACAGCATTGGGCGGTGGAGTTCAACCTAAAAAAGAAATTTATAGAATTACAATGCCAGATTATGTGGAAGTGAACTATGATTGTATGTGTTGGACATCTTATACGGAACAATTAAACGAAGTAATTGAACATCTTAATTTTACATCAACATATTGGGGAGATAAAGATAAATTTAAATTTAGAACATCGGTTTCTGATTTTAATGTTGTAAATGAAGTTGGAGAAGGAACGGAAAGAATTAATAGAGTTGAATTTTCTTTAAATGTAAAGGCTTATTTATTACCAGAAAAATTTGATGGTGAATTGACTACTAAAAAATCAATGTCAATTAAAAAATTAGTTGTTGCAACCGAAGTAGATTTAACTAGTGGTAATGGTAGATTGGAAGGATTATTAACAACACCATCTCCATATTATGATAATAAAGATTTGATTGATTTTCTTTCATTAAATAATAGTAAAGCACAAAATCCAATAGCAAATAATACAATAACATTTTCTAATATTAAATGTATAAAAACACCAGCTACATTATCATCATATGTTACGGGTGGAATTGTCATAGGAAGTGATACATATGATATAAAAGTTTACATAAACAGTACAAGATATTATGTGGGAACGCATTTTTCGGTTACTTTATCATCCAACGCATTAACTTTAAATTTTAATTCTACAAACTTAGGATTTACAGTTACATCTACGGATGAAATTATTATAACAGGAAAATTTATTGATGTTTAATGAAACGAAGTTTATTAGATATTACTCAAAAATTAAGTAGAAAACCTGGAAAAACTGTATTAACCCCATATAATTTAACAGATTCTACTTATTACATTTATGAAGCCAAAGGTTGGAGATTTGTTTCTTTATTAAGAGAGATTGAATATAGAAGCACGCAAGATAGCGTGACAGTTTATATAAATACGCTTTCTATAAGTAATGTGGATTTTGTTATAGAACAAACGGCATCTGGATTATTATTTAAATTTATAAAAAATAATTTTGAATATCAACTAGATGATGATGATTATATTGAAGTAAAAGGAGATATAGAAAGATATGCTTAATCAATTTAATTCAAATACTAGAAAGTTAAATAGAGTAATCAAAAAAATAAATTTAAATAA